ATTATGAACTTTGTATTATGTTCTATTTAGCTGATGTTCTCACCGCCTGATACGGGACTATCACCCTTTAGGATTTCAATGTACTGAACCTGAAGTTCCACAGTGAATTCCTGAATTCCTTGAGCATCATATGATAATTCAATAGGACCGACCTGAGTTGGGAATGTATCATAGAAACGATATTTCCTGATACTTTGACCATCACGATCAAGTTGGAATACAAATGCGTCAGACTGATAATCAGCAGGATTAACTAATCCAGTGTTATCATTTAACTTGTTAATTGTATTCATCCAGTTCTCAAATGCAGACCTGATTGAGAAGTCTGTATCGTTGATAACTGTAACTGTCCAAGAATCGAACGTTCTGTCACCTGCGATTTTAAGAACCCTTCCTCGGAAAGGTACTTCGATCTGTGCAATGTTAGATGCTGGAAGTCGTGCCCCTTTAACTAAAAATCTTGATTTATCAAGAACATCCTGTGCTGGTTGAGCAGCATCTGGGAATGTGAGGACAACTTCAAACAGATTAGCACGGGCACCGCCACCTGTCAACTTACTCTTGAAGTCGGAAATCGTCCTTAGTGGTGGTGGATTGACCTGATTTCTACTAGCCATAGTTGATTAAACCTCTGTTAATTAAACGGAACCAATTACTTCTTCAAATGCAACACCAGTTCTGGTGGCAACGAAGGTTAGACCAATGAAGTTAATTGATCTCGCTGGTTTGATGAAGATGTCCGCAACAAATTCATTTGCATCAATGACTGCTGCAGTGTTGTTAGTTTCATCACAGATAACAACAAAATCAAATATTCCTCGATTTGCTTGAACATCTCTAAGGAATGGTTCGACAATATTTACAAAGTTAGTCCTTGTAAGTTCGTCGTTGAACTCGAATAACTGATCTTTCGCAGCAGCGGAGATAGCATCTTCAAGGAAGATAAACAATCTACGAACGTTGATACGATCAAATGCCGATGACTTACCGAATGCTGTTTTGTCTCCGAAGAGTACAATACCAGCACCAGGCGATAGAATAACTGGATTTATTCTATTTGAATATAGAATATCTCTTTGTTTCTTACCTGGATTGTAGATAAGTTTCACTGAATTAAGTATAGCACCTCTGGCTGTTCCTGCAGGAGAGAACCAAGGGAACTGCTCAATATCAGTTCTCGCACATGTTCCAGCAATGTCTCCATTTAGAGGAACATAACGGAATGTGTTATTGAATCTGTCAAACATGTATTTGTAACCACTATCAAATACACCATAAGTGGTTGATGTGATTGGAGCATAGAATCCAACCACGTTATCTGTGATTGTATCTACATTGTTGACTGTTACAGAACCAACTGAACTATCATTCAAGAATGCTTGACGATAAGGTGAAATGAATGCAACTGCATCTTTTCTTGCTTCTGCAACTGCAATTGCTTTCTCTGCAACTGCTTGTGACTGCTCTTTAGAATGATGAGCAGCACCCATAAGAATAAAGTCAACTTCGATTTCTTCTTTATTCTCAAATAATCCTAAACCTGAAATTATATCATCTATTCCAGAGTTAAGAGCACCTGTAGTGGTGTAATCTAATTTACCACCGTAGTTCTTACCTTTGAGTTCATCTCCAGTTGTAGCAATTCCTACACCAAGAGTTCCTACCTGATTACCAACACCAGCAAAAGTAACGTTTTCAACATTCTGATCCCATCCAGTATCAGCATCGATAGTGTTTGTTGAACTTGTTGAATATGATGTTGTTACGATACCAGTAAATCCTGCACCACTTCCTCCGTAGATATACTTGGAGTTTGTTGCTAGATATTTTCTCCAGTATGCTGTTGAACCTACTGAATACTCAGCATCCTTACCTTTTGATAAGTT